TTGTTACTAGCCAAGTCAACCTCATCGAGTAACAAGATTGCTCCTCGTTCAAGTGCTTCAACGACAGGTCCGTTATGCCAAACAGTTGCCCCATCAACAAGGCGAAACCCACCCACAAGATCGTCTTCATCAGTTTCAATAGTAATGTTTACACGGATTAATTCTCTACCTAGTTGAGCACATGCTTGCTCTACACTGAGTGTCTTACCATTACCAGAGAGTCCAGTAATGAATGTAGGATAGAACATGTTGGAATTGATAATTCTCTTAACATCAGAGAAGTTACCAAATGGTACATAGTTTGGATCTTTTTCTGGAACCAAATTCTGTTCTACTGCAGGTACTGCTGGTAGTCCCTCATAGACTCTCTCTAGTTTCTCTGCAATAGTAAGATTCCATCTGCCTCTAGAAACTTTCTGGAAGTTTGGAAGTTTGTTAAGACGCTTCGTTAGACTCTGGACTTGAACATTAAAATGGTCAGCAGCAGCCTTTACGTCAGTTGAATCGATCTCAGACTTGCCTGTAAAGAATGAGTTGAGATCTTCGTTTGTAAATTTTGCTTGGAAAGGCATTGGATTTCTTGTGTATGATATAAGTATAGTGTATGTGGTATGGTTTGTGAGCCATGAGTGGCCAGTTTGTTAACTGACCATCTCTGCGAAAGCACTTAGTACTTTTTTGTTAGTGGACTTACTCTTAAGCATCTTCTTGAATGCCCTAGTGATCTGACCTTTAGTAGCATCTCCCTTAACTTCAAACTCAGTCTCTTCATCTAAAGATTCTAGTCTCAAAGCATACAGTGCAGAATAAGCTACAGCATCAGGAATGATTGCAGACTTATTCTTCTTCCACTGCTGCTGTATATCATCATACTTAGTAGAATCAGCATAATGAGATACAAAGCTTGATAGTTCAGAACCCTTACATAATCTGATTCCAATAATGTTTACTTCTGGGAACCTATCTCTTACTTGCTTGATCAAGGTGTTAGTTACATGGGTGTAAGAGGATAGGAACTGAGGGTAAACTCTTCCAGTCTGACGATCTCTTAAGATGCAATACTCACCAACAGATACTGTACGTAGAGTCTCTTCAGAATCATAATGATTCATACACTTCTTACCATAGGTAGCATAGGTGCTTTCACCATCAGATAAGATAACTACATTAACTTTCTGCAAATCATTCTGTGATTTAAACTGTGGTATTATGTAGTTCAAAGAAATGACTGCTTCATTCAATGGAGTTCCAGATAAACTAAGACCTTCTGTTGGTCTGTACATTGCACGATACTGATATTGGAAAGACTCATACCAAACATTTAAACACTGTCTCTCGTAATCACGTGCATTACTACGTGATGAGATTAGATTCATCATGTTGAACTCTTCAGCATCAACATACAATTCACCTTCTACAGCACCAGTATGATTTCTATCACCATAGTACCAACCATTGCTGTAATCCTCTTTCTGTGAGTTCTTAATTCTATCAACAATTCTCCACTCATTTGTGAAAGCATATACTTCAAATGGGATTTGAACTTTCTTACAGAATGAAGTCAAGTTAAGAAGTTGCTTAACAGTTGAATGTAAGCAATGGGACATAGATCCAGACCAATCTAATACAAAGATTAATCCATGATTTTTACCATCAGGTAGAACTGTTACCTTCTTGAAAAGGTCTTCGTTATACTTGTAAGTGTGTAACCTCGCTGTGTCCAATACTCCAGTCCTACTAGTAGCAGCACGAGCATAAGCATCAGCAGACTTTCTACATTCAAATTCTTTAACAAGATAGTTCACCTCTTTTTGTGATTGCTTACGAAACTTTTTATACTCAGATTCTGCATTTTCATAACCAGAACCATAATCATAATCAGTATATCTCTGAAGTTCTTCACCTCTTTCTTTAATATAAAGAGATCTTCTCTCATCAATCCAATCATGGATCTCTACCCAGTCAACTATAATCTTATCAGTATCCAACTTCTTAGGTAACTCAACATACTGATTGGGTCTACCATGATAATCTTGGCGAGATAATTTAGATGCTTGCTCATCAAATGCTTGCTGAGTTCTAACCTCATCATCATTATGTTGTCCACCTGAGTTACCAGGTGTTCCATCCTCACCAAACTCTCCAGAATCACCAGAGCTCATTGGTTGCTTAACTTGTACTTGATTCTCATCATCACCTTCACCCTCTTCTCCTTCTGTGCTAGAAGAATTCATTTCTTGGTTTCCTTTATTATCAGGTGAAGGTTGTGATTGAGTCTGTTGCTGTGCCTGTTCTTCTTTCTGTCTCTGCTGTAAACCATAAACATCTTTAGCAATATCACATACTTCTTGAAAAGATTCTGCTGCTTCTGTACGCTTTACAAATACTATCTCATCCTCTGCAAAAGGAATCATTGCGTATGCACCAATCTTAACATGAAGATTGATACGATCAATTAATGTTAGGTCTTCTAAATTCTCATCAGCAATACCGAAAAAATCATCATCACTTAATTCTCTGTAAGCAGTGTTAAAGATCTTTGGTAGACCAGCATACTTACGTTTGATTAACTTCTCGATACGTGCATCTTCGATGACGTTAACAAATTCCATAGGAGCATCAAACTCTTCTGGATCTTCATTAGGTGTGAACAATGCATGTCCAACCTCGTGACCCACTAGCATATCATATACAGTGTTACTAGCGAGATCCCACTTAGGTAACTGAAGGACTCTTCTGTTAACATCAAAAGATGCTGTTGAAATGTCTGCACGATGCTCTACAATAAGATTCTCAGTAGCAAGCAGTCTAGCAAGGTTACCTTTGATTTCGTTCTGTAGGGTCATGCTTCTCTTTGTTTGATATACCTATATTACACCATAACATCAGGAAGTAAACCACCCCACTACCAGTTTGTTAACTGGCACACTAGTATTCGGATATGGTACTGTAGTTCTTTGGTTTCTCTACAATCAGGGTACGATCAAACTTATCACTCATAGATTCCTTATGGGAGATCACAAATACATTAGTGCTATCATCGAAATTACGTAGGATCCAACCAAGGTCAGAAGAACCAGATTGATCAAGCGAGCCGTCAAAGATTTCATCTAGAATAAGAAGATTAGTGTCCACACTATTCTTTAGTTTAGCAATGTTTCTCCAAGTAAGCAAGAGAGCAATATCTATACGTGCTTTCTCACCCTCACTAAAACTTTCATAGGTGAAGATGTCTCTGTATCTAGACTTAATAGTTTCTTCAAAGTTCTCATCTAAAGTAAAATTAACATAGAACTCCATACCTTGTAGATACTTATTGATGAGTTTATTCATCGTGGGAAGGTATGTCTTGATGATTCTTGTCTTAATACCACTGTCTTTTAGCAATTTACTAGCAACAAATAAGGTGTCCTTATCTTTCTTTGTCGCAGCAAGTGAGCTCTTAGTATCATTACTAGTCTCTATAAGTGCTTTTAATTTTTCAAACTCTGCTTTCTTATCAGTAGTATCTTTATTCAGTTCATCTATCTCAAATTCAATGTCCTTGATTATCTTTCTGGTTGAATTAATCTGGAAGTTAAACTGGTTGATAGTAGAATTAATATCAATAACCTTACCAGATATCAAAGTAAATGCTGCTTCTCTTTCTTCTTCCTCTTTAATAGACTCTTCCAGTTCTACATAACCACTATCAAGTTTAGCAATCCTCATCTCTGTAGCAAGAATCATTTCTTTCTTATGGTCTTCACCAATACTCTGTCCACACTTAGGACAACTCTCTGTATCATGGAAGAACTTCTGATCACGTTGATGACTCTTTAGTTTCTGATCTACCTTAGTTCTAAAACTATAAAGCTTCTTTAGTTTCTTAGATACATCAGACAGTTCAGTCAATTCTAATTGCAATCTAGAAAGATCCTTATTCTGTTCCTCTATTGCCTGTAATGATACTACCTCTTCACCCTCTAGTTCTGCGATCTTGTTTTGCTTTCTCTCCACCTCTGCCTGAGTCTTCTTCTCTAACTCTAGCATATAATTCTTTTGTAGATCTATCTGCTGCTTCTGTACATCCAACTCACCTTCCAGTTTATAGAGTTCATCCCTGTTCTCCCTGACCTTATCCTTAAGCAAGTCATTCATAACTGAGAAGATCTGAATGTCTAAGATATCCTCAATGATCTCTCTACGTTGTACTTGTGGTAGTCGCATGAAAGGAACAAACGTAGAAGACCCAAGCACCACAACCTGTGTGAATGACTTGTACGACATTCGTAGTATGTTCTGTTCTAAATTCTTCTGCTGTATTGCTACTGTATGATCTTGATCTAAAGGTTCACCGTTCAAATAGATTATGAACTTGTTTGGTTTAATACCACGTATAACAGTATACTTATTATTACCAATACTAAACTCTAACTCAACAAGACAATCCTTCTCATTGATACTATTGATTAATGCAGACTTACTAATTTTACGAAACCCTCTGCCAAACAAAGCAAAGGTCAACGCATCTAGGATGGTTGACTTACCAGCACCATTGGATCCAATGATGAGATTGGTTTTGTTTTTGAGTAGGTCTATCTCAGAGAAGGTGTTTCCTGTAGAGAGAAAATTCTTCCATCGAACCTTTTCAAATATAATCATAAAATGCGTGGAGGGATTATTAAATCATCCTTTTCATAAACTACAAATTGGGTTTGTTGGTGTGTGCAAGCAGCCATTATAGCATCTGCGTCAACATCCATCACATCAAGCTCTGGTAAATCAAGTTCATTTAACTCGTCAACCAGAAATGCATACCTTTCGGCATCTTCTTCCTCTGTAAACATAGGAACAACCTGATCATCATCTGGTCCCATGACCGAGAAGATCTTCTCTGGTTTACCTGTTAGACAAAGGATGAACATTCATACTACCTCGCATGACTCTATGTATAAGGTTTGCATAAGTCTCTTTAGGTCGGTTTTATCTACAGCGATATCAACGTCATCAATATATTCATTAAGTAAAGTTAAGGTATCCTTTACCTCAATGTCTGAATCAGAATCATCTGTATCAACTAGTGTTTCAACAGTTTTTACATCATGGACACCAACATGATATAGATTGTCGAGAAGGGTTTCATACTGTGCGTAATCTCTCTTCTCTTCTACAATGATTTTTACAAAGGTGTCCTTGTGCTCATTGTAATCAAAATTGTTATAGGATTTCTCAACATCATTATAGTATATCTTGGTGAAAATTTCAAATGGATTCTTTTTCCACGTCAACCTATCAGTCTCTGTATCATATATGTGGAACCCTCTAGGATCCTTATAATCATTCCAGAACATCTGATAAGGGTTACCAAGATATTGTACATTACCTTTCTTTGATCTGTGATGGAAGTGTCCTGACCACACACGATCAAATCTCTTAAAGTCTTTAATAGCACGACCACCTTGGAAGTGCATACCAGGTGTTACTTCAAATCCATCTATCTCTAAATGTCCACAGCATATATCAGCATTACTTTTCTGAATCATCTCCTCAGATACTTCCTGATTAGCACCATTGATCCAAGGTAACAATAAAAAGTTCTTGCTACCAAATGAAAGCTCATATGGTTCACTATAGATCTTAATATTATCGTACTGTTCTAACAATAACTCAGGGGAATTAATATGACTACTGTTCTTATAGTATGTCGTATGATTCCCTAGAATCATGTGTACATCATATGCTTTAAGTCTGTCGAAATAGTCAGTCTTAATCCTTGCAAGAGTATTATAATCCAGAGACTTTCTATTATCAAATGTGTCGCCAAGATCAAGGACTGTAGTGATACCCTCTCTTTCAAGAGTAGGGAAAAAGATTTCATCATAAAATTTCTTAAAGAATGCCCAGAATGCAGCAGATCCTTTACGACCATCTAGGTGCTGGTCTGTAATAATTGCTATCTTCATTTCTTGGTTGTGTTGCTACGTGTTCTGTTTATTATACTAATGAACTTATCACCAGCAAAGTGTCCACCTAAGCAGACATCTATCTCATCACCATCCTTCCAATTAACATCACCATTCATTTTGGTGTGTTGCATTAGGACTGCAATTTTATCTATAACGTCTTGTGTTAATCGCATATGCTGCTTGTGTGTTGGGATATAATTCTCTAATTTTTCTAACTACTGCTAGTTGTATTTCAAGTATCATATGGTTTTATAATAATACGATTGTTTTTATAGTCTGTTATGAACTCTAGTGGTACGTCATGATCCCACATAAGCTCTTCATACATTGCATTGAGACGATCCATGTCCTCCCATAAGTCATTTAGATGTCGAGGTAAATGATCTTCATCCATTTTTTTTGATCCTCATAGGTACTTGGATTGTCCATGCTGGTGATACTAGATCAACCATTTCAAACTCTTTCTTTGCCTTCTCTCTTTCCTTTGCTGCCTTCTCTATATTTTGAAGTTCTTTTTCACGTCCTGGTTCAGGTTGTATTGATCCATAATGAGGATCCCAGATCTCTGGGTGCTCATGGTTCTCAAAGAATTCTAGTATAGCCTGATCGATCATACCATACATTGTGTCCCACGTCAACGTCCTTCTCAAAGTTTCTGCTAGGTACTCATTTTGATTGACGGACATGTCTTGTTTGAGGTGTTCTCCTCTTGCCCATACCAATTCGTTAAGGTCAATGGTTATCTGTACACGATTGTGTACACCTGTATTAGTATCGTAAGCTTCCATTAGTCTTCGAGGTCAGGCAGTTTATCTTCAACCCAATGATCTGAGTTGTCTATACCTGCTGCCTTTACATACCTCATAATATGCTCATCAATTTGATGGTAGATTGGATGGAGATCCAAGTCCATATTAATGTCGTGTGCTATCTGTGTGATCTGTGCCTCTGTGAAACAGTGGTCAGGATGTAAGAGATCACAGCATGGAATACGTTTCTCTATTAGTTCGTTGAGATTAATACGAATCTCATAGTCTCTGTATACAGGGCTCATCGGTTCATTTTAATTTCTATGTTTTCTTTAATGCTGTTCATATCAGACTTGGACTTGTTTAGACCAAGTGTACCAGTATCATCTACATGCATCACTGTAGCAGAATCAGAATGATCTAGAATCTTCTGTTTGATCTCTAGTTGCTTCTTCTCCTTCTGTATGCGTCTCAGAAATGCATAGTATATGATCTGAGTAAAGTAAGCAAATGGATTAGAAGACTTCTCTGGATCAAAATTATCTATGTACTGGAGACAATTCTCTATACCATCACATATCATGTCTTCCCTAAATGGGTAGTTCACGAAGTTTGGTTTATAGGATAGGTGGGTAGCAATCTTAAGGAAGCACTCACCTATGTAATTAGGTACTCGTGGTTTTTCCTTCTCATGCTCTCTTGCATAGATGACCCTTTCCCTATAAACGGTCATTGCTTCTAGGAGTTCTTTGTTGTTTACATAGTACTCAGTTTTTGCTCGCTTGGCCATATAATTCCTTTGCCTATAAGAAGTATAGCATACTCTGTTGCATTACGCAATGTTTAAGTTTCGTAACAAAACCGCCTGACCCCTTGACTTACCCCCACGATTACCAGTACAATCAACATTGTCCGAGGTTGAAACTCATAAAAGACTCTTTAACTGGTTTTAAAGATCTTCTCCAACATGATTCTAGTTTGTTTAACTGATCCTATGTAACCAGGTAGAACCTTAGCTGGATTACCTTCCTTACCTTGATTCTGGAAACTAGCTAGACTTTTTGCTTTTTTATTTTCTGATAGACATCTTAAATAAAATGCTTCTACCTTCTTATCACACTCAGTCATAGTAATTACCTGAGTTTTAGGTATAAAGAATATATCATCAAATGTAGAATGCATCCATTCAATAAGATGGAAACCTTGTACTTTTAATTTCTTCTTTTGATGACTAACATGTTCTACCTTCATGGGATCATGAAGAATTAACATCTCATCATCAGGCACATAGGATACCTTAGATATTATTTCCTCTCCTGAAGAGAGCTTTATGGTGGCGAAAAATTCTTCTTCCATTATCGTAGGTTTATTTTTATTGTTTCATGCTTAAAGTTCTCTTCTAGATATATGTTTACTCTTTCATTCAAATGTTTAAGAGTATAGTTCTGACCACCTATATCATCACCAATATCATATAGTGTTGCTATGGTTTTTCCTTCTCCCTTCCTAAGTACTCGACCAATGGATTGTAAATTTCTAATACGTGATTTACTGGGAGATGCGAAGATGATATTATGAAGCCGCTTAATATTAATCCCAGTACTAAAAGTGCCGTATGACGCAATGATAACCGCATTATCTTCTTCCTCAGTAAGTTTTCTAACCTCCTCTCTATCCTGAACATCAGTACCACCGTGAACGAAGAATACCTTACGTTCAGAATCTATAGAATTATTTATCAATTCATACAACGGTTCGCCATGTTTTTCGATATAATTAAAGAGGACAAGGGTGTTACCATCTATATCTTTAACTAGATTCTTGATGAGATTATTCCTACCCCTATGGGTAACCAGATATTCCATCTCATCTTGGTATGTGTCGAAATGCTGTGGGTTGTGTTTACAAAGCAGTACTTTTATCCTAAACTTAGAGAGATAACCAGACTTGATCAGATCATCTGTCTTGGTAACTTGTTCACAAGAACCAAAGAGACCCTCTAAGACCCACTTATGAGTTTGTGTACCGTTTAAGGTTCCAGTAAACCCAAATCTATATTTGGCGTTGTGTAACTTGGTCATGATCCCAGTAAGGGATTTACTCTTAAACAAATGTGCCTCGTCTCCTATCACACAATCAAAGTCATCAAAGTATCTCTTCGGAAACTTATAGATCGACTGCCATGTTGATATAATAATGTTCTTATCAGTTACCTTGTCCTTACCACCATATATTTTATGAATATGAGAATCAGCATCCCAACCGTAATCAACAAAGTCGCTGACCATCTGCTCAACAAGGGAAGTAGTTGGGACGATTATAAGTATCTTCTTGGAGGTAGCGGTGTAGTATCTGACGAGGGAGTAGATCATAAGAGACTTCCCAGACCCCGTAGGAGATAAGAAGAGCTTCCTGTTGTTTCTTATTGCATCATAGACTGCTTTGTATTGATATGGTCTAGGCATTACCTTGGATATCTTATCCATGAATATCTTAACAGCAGGTGGAGAGACAAATGTATTGACTTCCTTTACAGAACCATACCTATCATTAAAATCTTGAAAGATATTATAGTTGTGTTCACTAGCCCATAGACTTAAATGGTCATAGAGACCACCATACAACTCACCTGTTGCAGGTGAATACAGACGTATCATCCCATCCCAGTACTTGTACTTGGGATTTCTTTTTAGGAATTTTGCTTCAGGTACTTCAAAAGAAAAATAATCTGCTAATTCATGGTGAACGTGTGCATCACCTTGAATTTTAATGTATACTTCATTCTTCTTCTTAACAACTATATCAGTCATTAGTCAGTACCATTGATAAATTTTTCCCATTCAATTGCTGACTTGATCTGGAAACCTCTATTAGAAACTTGTCTCATAACAGAGTCAAGAAAATAAAGCATCTGCTCAATATACTTTACCTTAGCTTCGACATTGATAACATCACTGTCTGCCTCGATATAAGTTTTCATTTTATCTTGAGTAGATATCCTACCGCCAAAAGGTTTCTCAGCATATACTTTAGCATCTGCCTCGCCACCGTAGTATTCTTTTTTCTCCTTGACTATCCTACGAACCTCAAACTCTAAAGACGTTTTGATCTGTTGTAAGTCAATGTAATGGTTTAAATATTTATTGTGCTGAAAAGGGATCTCTAATGCTAACTTCCC